GTCAGAAATATGGGTAACGTATAACCCAGAGAATGAAGACGATCCAACACACCTTAAATTTCTCAACGATGAAGTGATGCCTGATAATTCGATCGTAATTGAAGCAAATTTCAGAGACAATCCTTGGTTCCCTGAAGTTCTTAGAGCTGAAAAAGACCACATGTTGAAAACTAATCCCGACCTTTATCATCACGTTTGGGAAGGTGAAGTCAGAGCGAATTCAGATGCTCAGATTTTCAAAAACAAGTGGCATGTTCAGGAGTTTGAAGCTGATGAGACATGGGCCGGCCCTTACTTTGGTTCAGATTGGGGTTTCTCAGTGGATCCGATGACGCTTGTGAGAATGTGGATTGATGACAAAAACAACAATCTCTACATCGACTATGAGGCTGGTGGCGTAAGAATTGACCTTCCAGAGATCAAACACTACTGGCAGAAGGTGCCTGGAGCAGATGAGCACGTTATACGAGCCGATAATGCTAGACCTGAGACCATTAGTTATATGAACAGAGAAGGGTATAATGTTCAAGCTGCTGACAAGTGGAAAGGATCAGTTGAAGACGGCATCGAATTTATGAAGTCGTTTAACAAGATCATTATTCACTCAAGATGCACAGAAACTAGGACAGAGTTTAGAAAGTACAAATATAAGACTGATAGGCTCACAGGAGACATAACAACTAAGATCGAGGATGCCTACAACCACAGAATTGATGCTATTAGATATGGCTTAGGTCCATTTATCAGCAAGAAAGGAATGGGATTGTTTGGTGTACTTTAGGAGCATGGATGCCCACAAAACAAGAAATTCTAAGAATGCTGGATGAGAAGAAACACATTGCAGAAGAGGAAAAAAATGAAAAGCAAAATTTGCATCGGGATAAAAAAGCTGACAAGATTCAGAAGAAGAAAAAGACAAAACTCGTTAAACGAAATCCCGTCAGGATGTGAGGAGGTCGAATGGGAAGGCCAAAAGGTGGTTTTGAAAAGAATAGGCAAACACATATCAATAAACTTGAGTTCGCAGGTTCGTACCACGACAATCCTGAACTGGCAAAAAAAGATCCAAAGCCTTTGAATAGAAGATCGAGAAGGAAATTATCTAAAAATCAAAAAGTGGGGAAAATTAAAATATGAGCCGAAAATCAAGAAAACCAAAAGTAAAAATGCAAGGTGAAGCAACTGTTCAAAACATGAAAGACAGTGAGGTTGAGCTAGAGGGCCAAAATCTTATCAAAAACGGATTCGGCACAGCTTTTTTAGGATACGACCCGACTTCGACAGAAGGTGTGCAGCTTTCACAAGTCACCACCTTATTTAAAAACAATAGATGGTATTTAATCTCCAACATGAGGCAAGTCCTTTCACAAATGTATGTGGAGCATGGCCTCATTCAAACACTTATTGATATTCCTGTGGATGATGCTCTAAGGGGCGGCATTGAGATCAGATCACAGCAGATCAGCGAAGATGATATTAAATTGCTCGAGCAAAAGATGGAGCGTGAAGAAGATTTAATGAATCTTGGGCAGGCTATGAAGTGGGTAAGGCTTTTTGGTGGTGGTGGAATCATCATCGACACAGATCAGAGGCCAGAAGATGAATTTAAAGTTGAGCAGATCAAAAAAGACACTCAAAACATCGCTTTCATTCCAGTCGACCTTTGGGAGCTATTCAATGACCGAATAAACATAGCTGATGAGGAGCTAGAACGCTTAGGAAGCCAATTTTCGCCAAATAAGAGCCATTACAACTACTACGGGCAAAAGCTGCATGAAAGCAGAGTGATGAGAATCAAAGGAAGAAGAGCACCTTCGTTCGTTCGTAAAAGATTGCGAGGTTGGGGTTACTCTGAGGTTGAAGGCGTGATCAGATCAGTGAATCAGTATCTAAAAGCCACTGGATTGAGTTTTGAAGTATTAGATGAGTTCAAAATCGACGTTTTTAAGATGGAGGGATTACAACAGGCACTTCTTACACCTAAAGGTGAGGAGGCAATACGCAAAAGAATGGCCATTGCAAACTCAATCAAAAACTATCAGTCGGCAATCATCATGGATGGCGGCGATGATTATCAGCAAAAGCAGCTCTCTTTCACAGGGATTGCAGAAGTCATGGATGGAATTAGAAAACAGATTGCCTCTGATCTACGCATACCGATGACAAAGCTTTTTGGCATCTCTTCTGCAGGATTCAACTCAGGTGAAGATGACATTGAAAACTACAATGCAATGGTTGAAAGCCAAGTCAGGTCTAAGATTAAGTTTGAAGTAAGAAAAGTGATCGAGATCAGATGTCAGCAGCTTTTTGGCATGATTCCAGAAGACCTAGACTTTGAATTTAAGAGCTTAAGAGTGATGAGCTCTACTGATGAGCAAACTGTCAAGACTCAAATCTTCAATAGACTTTTACAAGCAAGGCAAGCAGGAGAAATCAGCCCAAGAGACTTTAAAGAAGGCTGTAACAAAGCCGAGCTTTTCCCTAACACTCTTGAAGAATCTGATGAAACCTTTGCAACTGCTGTTTCTGACACTTTTGAAGGCAGATCGGCAGACTATGAGAAGGCTTATAAGAAAGAAATGGATGAACAAAAAACCACTGACGAAAACAAAGAAGGAGGACTCGATGTTTAATATGGTGATGTGGCAGCCTGGAATGACCTTAAAGGAAATGGAGCTTGAGGTGATCGAGGCATCGTACAACTACCACAATCAAAAAAAGGTAGCTACAGCCAGAGCTCTAGGAATTGCAAAAAGGACATTGGATAAAAAAATTAAAGAATTGGAGAAATTAAATGCTAAAAGAAACTCTGAAAAAGTTATCGGGGAAACTGGTCAAGAAGCCTATAGAAAGAAGAAAGGATATGAGCCTGGTGCCTGCATCGGGGATGACGTGGAATCCTCTCTTGAAGTATCCACCAAATAACCTTTGCCCTTGCTTAAGCGGTAAGAAATTCAAAAAATGCTGCCTTCCAAAAGTGAAAAAAGTGATTCCTAATGAGCTTGCGGAAAAGATCAGCAAAATGCTTAAAGGTGAGCGTATAGATGCCGAGAGCTGAGATTGAATTGGTGCAGGCTGAAAAAAGCCTGATGGATAAGCTTGAAAAAAGTATAAATAAGCTCTTTTTTGAAGCCTTATTCATACCAATTCTAAAAGGCTTTGAGCTGCCAAAAGAAGCCGTAAAAAATGCACCCTCTAAAACTCCCAACCTCTCTGCTGCACTCAGAAGCGGCCGAGTTGTCTTTTTTAGAGGAGAGTTTACTGGAAGATTCTCTGCTGCCATATCAAGAGAGCTTAAACAGCTTGGGGCAAAATATGATCGCTCATCTAAAAGCTATCGCATTCTGAAGGCATCTCTTCCACCTGATCTTGTAGCTTATATCGAATCATCTGAAGACCAGTTTAAGCGTCAAATGAAGAGTCTAGATAAGAAATTACAGGGACTTGCAGGGTTAAAATTGCAAAAAAGGGTTAATTTTGAGAGCTTTTTTTCCGATTTAATCTATAAAGCCGACGATGATATGGACTCTAAAATCTCCGCAATCACCGTTTCACCTAAAATTTCTGCAGAATCTAAGAAGAAATTTATCGCAGAATATGTCGATAATATGGAGAAAAGCATACAAGATTTTGCTGATTCTGAGGTGAAAAAGCTTCGAAAAGAGATCGCAAAACGTTCAAAAACTGGCGTTCGATATGAATATTTCCAAGAATATATCAAAAAAAGATATAACGTATCGCAGTCAAAGGCCAAGTTTCTTGCTAGACAAGAGTCAAATCTTGCTGTTGCCAAATTTCAAGAGCAGAAAATGCGTGAAGCTGGCAGCGAGGGTTACATCTGGAAAACCGTCAAAGGTACAGTTAATCACCCCGTAAGACCAGAACACAAAATCTTAGATGGAAAATATTTTACATGGGATAAGCCACCTGTAACATCAAAAGATGGCCGTAGAAACCACCCTAAGGAAGATTTTAACTGCCGTTGCCGAGCAAAAGCTGTCATAAAATTCTAGTGTGCAGTTTTTGCACTCTTTACAAGCGATCCTTTGTGCGGCAGCATTAATTTTGTCGAGGGGAATTCACTTTGAAAGATCTAACTGCAAAAGTTTATTATGGTTTGCATTTTTGTCCTGGTGTTGCTGAATACGCTGGGAAGTTAAATGAAGATGGCAACCCTTCCCGAATTCTTATCAATGAGCAAGCTGCAAAACAAATGGACAAGTCGTTTCAAGGAAAGCCTGTATTTGTAGGGCATCCAAACGAAGTGAATGTTGAAGAGTTTGGAAAACGTGATGGCGTTGTAGTCGAAAGCTTTTTCAACAAGAGCGATGGATTTCACTGGGCAAAATTTGTCATCACATCAGAAGAGGCTCAAGAAAAGATTGCTAAGGGCTGGAGGCTTTCAAACGCCTACTTTACGACAGATAAAAGAGGTGGCGGAGAGTGGCATGGCGTTCCTTTCGATTACGAAGTGACTGCTGGTGCTTATGAACACTTGGCTATCGTAGACAATCCTCGCTATGAAGAATCTGTCATTTACACACCAGATGAGTTTAAGGCTTACAACGAACAGCGTGAAGCCGAACTTTATAAAATAGCAAACGCAAAAGAAAAAACTACAAAGAAAAAAGGAGAAGGTATGTTGAAATTCTTTAAGCGAGAGGTTGTTGAGAATTCTAAAGATTTTGAAAACACTCTTGTAACGCTTCCTGAAAGCGGCATTGAAATGACCATCACTGACTTAGTACATAACGCTGATAAGGCTGAAATGTCTAAGAATGAAGATGCTTATTGCAATGGCGATGAAAAGGTTAAAATTGGCGATGAGGAAATGTCGGTAAATGAGCTTATGAAAAAATATAAGCAGATGAAAAAGAACATGGACGATATGGAAAACGCTAAGAAAAACGAAGAGGAAGAAGGCAAGAAAGATGAAAAAGAAAATGAAGGTAAAGACGGCAAAAAAGATGCCATGGAAAATGAAGAACACGATGACAAGGGCGGAAAGTCTGAAAATGCAAAAGGAGCTGGATCAGATGTCGGAAGCGGAAAGAGCTCTACTGGAACAGCAGAAGCAACAGAGTTCGGAAAGCTAAAGAATGCTGAAGAAAAAGCAGCTATTGAGAATTCAAAAGCTGGTGCAGAAGTTATCGTAAGAGCTTCTAGCGTTGAATTAGGTAAATCAAGATACGGTAGATAATAAGGAGAAAAGAAATGCAAGATATTAACCAATTTGAACAAAGCGTAGTATTGGGACAGGTTGATCTTACTCTAAGCCCTAACACAATTCCTGGTGAAATTTCTGCCGCAGAAGCAGCAGATTTAGTTTCTGGAAGTTGGGTTAAAATGGCTGATGAAGAAGGTGGAGTTCCTGTATTCGCAAAATGTACTGCTGACACAGACGAAGCTTATGGTGTGATTTGCTACAACGCAAAAGACATCAAGAGAGTAGCTGGTGAATCAGTAGAAGTAGCTTCAGCGGACAATGTTGTTTACTTGAGAGCGACTGGTGCAATCGCACGTGGTGCTCAGGTTGCAATGGATACTTCTGAAGAAGGTGGTGTAACTGCTACACTAACAGGCGTAACAATCGTTGGTCATGCCATCGACAAAGCGGCAGCAGACGGCGACCTCATCAGAGTTAAATTGTCTACTCCAAGTTTCGCAGTTGGTTCTTAATTTTTAGAAATAGGAGAAAATAGAATGAAGACAAAAGTTTTAAACGCAAAAGGTGAAGAAGTGATCTTGAATGAAAGAGATTCAAGAGTTGCTCAATACAACCAGAAAATCGTAAACGATCTTGGTTTCAATATCGACATTACGGCTTTGACTACAATCATGGCTTCTGTTGTAGAGCAAAAGTTTTTCGAAATTGCTCCTGCTGATTATATTCCAGTAAGAGTTGGAGAAGGTAGCTGGTCAGAAGTTTTAACAACTTACAGAAGTTTTGAAACTGGTGGCGACTTTGAAGCTGGCTTAGTAAATACTGGTTCAGACAATGCAAGACTTGCATCTGCGACTGCTGGTATTGACTCAGTGAACATCAAGGTTCGTGACTGGGCGAAGCAGGTTACTTGGAGCTTAATGGAGCTTGAAAAAGCATCTAAAGCGGGTAACTGGGACATCGTAATGGCTAAACAAAAAGCTAGAAAGAAAAACTGGGATCTTGGTATCCAAAGAGTTGCTTTCCTTGGCTTGAAAGGTGCAGGTTCTGCCGGTACTCGTGGTCTTCTAGAGCAGGTTGGTATCACTACTAACACAACTAGAATCACCAAGTTTATCAAAGACATGACTCCAACTGAGCTTAAAGCTTTCGTTGCTGGCATCTTGGGCGACTACAGAGAAAACTGTCAGTACACTGCTTGGCCGACTCACTTTGTGATTCCTGAGAAAGATTATCTTGGATTGGCTGCTCAGTCTTCTCCAGATTTCCCAGTTAAGTCGACTTTGGCTTTACTTGAGGAGTCTTTCAAACTTATCACTAAGAACGATAGCTTCAAAATCTTGCCACTTGCTTATGCAAACAAGCAACAGAACAAGCTAGACGGAGTTGCTACTGGTAAAAACAGATACGCACTTTACAACTACAATGAAGATTCTATCAGAATGGACATTCCGGTTGATTACACTGCGACTGCTGCAAACTCAGTAAACAGCTTCCAGTTCCAGAACGTAGGTTACGGTCAGTTCACTGGCTTACTAGCTTACAGACCGAAGGAAATGTTGTACTTCGATCACCAAGTTTAATTTGGATCGATAGTCGATCAAAAAAAGACCTCTCTCATGCTGGGAGGGGTTTTTTAGTTTAAGGAGAAGGACAAATGAGTTTAGTCGCACCAACAGTTTCAGATTTTAAAGCTTACTTCGTGAGGGATTTTCCTTATGGAACTGATATGGAAACAACTGTGCTAGATTCAGACATTCAAAAGGCTCTAGATAAAGCGGCCTTACAAATCAATTCAAAATGCCTGAGCGATCAAGCAGAATACACACAAGGGTATTTATTGCTTGCCGCACATTATCTCGTCATGGCTCTAAGAACGGCCTCACAAGGCATTGCTAGTTCTTACAAAGGTGATGTTGCCAGTAGATCGGTTGGGGGAGTCTCAGAAAGCTATTCTATTCCAGAATGGATCAATCAAAACCCTCTTTATAGCTCATTTACACGAACTGGTTACGGAAACGAATATTTACTTATGATTTTACCTTGCTTGGTCGGAAACATTCTCGTCGTAGATGGGAGGACCACTGCGTGAGTAGTAAAGAAGTCAAGTATGATAACAAAAAGCTTCAGGATTTCTTGAGAGCTCTAAACAAAAAGCTTCCTGAGATAAAGGTTGGCATTGTTGGTGATGGAGCAATCAGAGAAGGAAGCGTTTCAAACGCTGAAGTTGGTGCTTATCACGAATACGGAACATCTAAACACCCTCAAAGGTCTTTTCTGCGTATGCCTTTATCAACTCAGCTCAATAAAGAGCTTGAGACAGCAGGTGCTTTCAAAGAAGGCGTTGCTGAAGAGATCATTGCAGAAAAAGGGCTTAAAGGTTTTGCAAAAAAGCTTGCTGGCGTTGCTGTAGAAACAGTGAAGTCAGCTTTTGATACTGGTGGATATGGAAAGTGGCCTTCTATCAAAGGCACAAACAACACAGGACAGATTCTAGTCGATACGACACAGCTTAGAGAGTCTATTTCGGAGGAGACGACATGATTCGCAATGGAAAAAATCTCCCTCTTAATGAAGTCACAGGCACTCTTCCTGATGTATCTGGAGCAATGTGCGACTGGTTTCAGCCAATCACATTTACGCAGATTGTGAAGCAGGTGATCGACCATAAAGTTCAAGAAACTGAAACTGAAATTTCTTTCAAAGGCGTTATGCAGCCAATGAGACCTCAAGAGATTGCTTATCGTCCAGAAGGCGACAGAGCGTTTAAGTGGCATACTTGTCACACTGAAATTGGAACAGAGTTTAAAGTGGATGATGTAATACTTTACAAAGGTGTTCGCTATAGGGTGAAATCAAAAGCAAATTTTGCATCTTATGGTTATCTAAAATACGACCTTGTGGAGGATTACAATGATTAGGCTTTTATCACCTCATACTGTTATACTACAGGGAGGCAAGATGCCTTTTTTTGCTACGGATGGCATTGCCCCCTACTCATTTGAAGTCCTTCCAGGTGGCGTGGGGGGCTCCATCGATGCGAACGGAGTCTATACTGCACCAAATTCTTGCGGTCGAGACACTGTAAGAGTCACCGATGACAACTCAGACACACAGGAAATTGAAATCAGTGTGATGTCTGTGATTCAAATTCTGTGCGAGATCATTCAAACAGAAATGAGCTTGGCTGATGACCAAGTTTATATTTACAACCAAAGGTTTAAGATCCCTAAAGACAAGAGGCTTTACGTTTCTGTTGGCATTCAGAGCACGCAGACTTTTGGCATGAGAAGAAAGTTTGATCCAGACACAAACAACCTTGAGCAAACAGTGCAGCTTCAAGACACAGTGGAAATCAATGTCTACTCGACTGAAGAAGATGCCTTGAACAGAAAAGAAGAGGTACTTTTTGCACTTAATGGTCTTAAGTCAGAGAATCTGCAAGCTGCGTATGGATTTAAGGTGGCTAGACTTACATCTCAAATTCAAAACATTTCTAATCTGGAAGGTCCAAAAATTCCTTTCAGGTTTAATATAACGCTGAATATTTTGTATTCTAAATGTAATACAATGCCAGTCGATTACTATGATACTTTTAACGATGTTGAAATTTTAAAAAACAGATAAAGGAAGGAAAACATGGATTTAAGCATAAACAACGTAATAAATATTCAGGTTTCACAGCCTGGAGTTGGAGCTGGCGAGTACAACACTTCAAACTTGGCTCTATTTACAAGAGAGACTGCTCAAGCAAGTTTCGGAACAGATGGCTACAAGCTTTATCTTGGTCCTACTGATGTCGCAGCAGATTTTGGAACTGACTCTACAGTTTACAAGATGGCTCTTGCAATTTTTTCTCAACAGCCAAATATTTTGGCAAACAATGGTTATCTTGCAGTCATTCAGTTTGATGATGGTTCTGGTACAGAGACTTTAGGCGAGGCAATCACTCGTACAGTTGATACGATTCACTATTTTGGTGCTCTTTCAACTGAAATGGTTTCTGAAACAGATGGTAAAGCTGCCGCAGCAGTTGTTCAGCCTTTAAGCAAAATTATTGGTGTTGTTTCTAGAACAGAAACTGACCTTGATGCTGATGGGTACTTTGATGATATTCGTTTGGCTGGTCAGACTCATACAAGATGTCTTTACCACGGATCAGATAATGATGAAGAGGCTCTTTTGATGCTTGCTTCTTATTTCGGTAGAGGTTTAAGCGTAAATTTCCAAGGTGCAAACACTACCATCACAATGCAGCTTAAAGACTTGGCTGGCGTGATCCCAACAGGAATCAGTCAAACAATCGTAAACAAAGCAAAAGCAGTTGGTGCAGATGTGTATGCCTCAATCCAAGGTGTGCCTAAGCTTCTTACTAGCGGTGCAAACGAATTCTTTGATGATGTTTACAACCTTCTTTGGTTCACTGGAAGTCTTGAGATCGCTGGTTTCAATCTTCTTGCTCAAACTTCAACTAAGATTCCTCAGACAGAGCCAGGCATGGATTCTCTGAAGTCTGCTTACAGAAAAGTTTGCGAACAAGGCATTATCAACAGATTCTTGGCTCCTGGTTCTTGGACTAGCCCTGATACTTTTGGACAACAAGCAGATTTTTATGAAAACATTTTGCAGCGTGGATATTACATCTACTCTCAGCCTGTAGCACAGCAAAATCCAACAGCAAGAGAAGCAAGAGAAGCTCCACTTGTTCAAATCGCAATCAAGTACGCAGGAGCAATGCACTCTTCTACTGTAATCGTAAATATTAACAAATAAGGAGCTTTAAATGAAAATAGCATTATCTGGAAACGATACACTTATCATAAATGACAGAATCTTTGCTGATTTGGCTGATGCTGATGATTCAATGCTGGAGTTTGAAGGTGATATTGCTGAACTAAAAACTGGAAAGAATGGAAACACAATCTATTCCTTCAACACAACTGGAAGAGAAGCGACTCTAACTTTACGAATCATCAGAGGTTCAGATGATGACAAGTTTCTAAACTCTCTTCTTCAGTCTCAGCAAGGAAACTTTGCAGGCTTTGTTTTACTTACTGGTGAATTCATCAAAAAAGTTGGTGATGGTGCTGGAAACATTCAGAATGATACTTACATCATGTCTGGTGGTATCTTCACTAAGCAAGTAGGAGCAAAATCAAACTCTGAAGGTGACACTGAACAGTCTGTTGCAATTTATAACTTGAAATTCGCTAACGCTCCAAGGTCTATCACTTAATGGAAAACAAGAAGGACAAAAATTCATTAAAGATCGACCTACCTAGCGGTGCTGCTTTAAGAGCAACACCTGCTGATTTCACAAAAGCACGTGAACTTTATCAGGTGCTTGCAAGAGAGCTAACAAAAATCAACGTAAGGGCTGATGATGAGATTAACGTAAACTTGATTAAGAATTGTTTTCTTATTTTGATTTCTTCTAAAGAGCTTGAAGAGGCAATTTGGGGTTGTATGGACAGAGCTTTATACAACGATGTGAAAATTGACATTGATACTTTTGCTGACGTAGATGCTCGACAAGACTACATCGAGATTTTGAAGGAGGTGGCGATGTTTAACATTGCCCCTTTTACGAAAAGCCTCTTTGCAGACTTCGAGGGAATAGTTCAAAAAGTGGAGATGTTCTCCCAAGCACAGAGGTAGAAGAAGACGTTTTAACGATTTTTTTTCGCCTCGTAAAAGCTGGGTATGGCAGTTTGAAGGAGGTAAAAGAAATGACAGCTAGAGAAGTTTTACAAGCAATCTACTACGAAGATTTTATCTCTGATTATCAAAACAAATATTTGGAGTTAAACAGTGAAAGTAGCTGAGTTATTTGTAAAATTAGGAATCACCGGAACCGACGATGCCTCTAAAGGTGTCAGTAAAGTCGATAAAGGAATGAAAGGGCTTGTTTCAAGAGGCTTGGCTGTAAAGGCTGGGCTTCTTGCTATTGGTTATGGCCTTCAAAGACTTATGTCTGGCACTGCCAAAACTGGAACCTCTCTTACTCAATTCGCTGCCGCTACTGGACTCTCAGCAGAGACTCTTCAAAAGTGGCAATACGCTGGTAAGTCTGTTGGCATACAGGCTGATGAAATTTCTGGAACATTCAAAGGGCTTCAATCTGCAATGACAGATATGGCTCTTAATGGTGGTCTCAATTCTTCAATGGCTTTCATCTCTCAGTTCACTGACATTGATCCAACCAAGCTGAACGATACGTTCTACGTCATGCAAAAGCTTACTGAGTTTGCACAAAAAGCTCCTGCAAACTTAAGCCGCAACTTACTTGGGCAATTAGGCGTTTCAGACAATATCATTGCAGGTATGAGAAAAGGTGCATTCGATGCTCAAAAAATAGCAAGTGCTCCAGCTTTAACAAACGGACAAGTAAGCAACCTCAATGATATAAATGCAGCATGGGAACGCTTTGATGACCGTATTAAAAAGGCTATGGGCCGTTTTAACGCTAAGTACGGCAAAGATATGATAAGAATGATGGAAGGGCTTATAAATCCGACTATGAGGCTTGCAGGAGCTCTAACAAAGCTTGCCGATCAAATGGGCGTTTTCAAATACTTAGGTGATTTCTTTACTGGATCTGCTGATTTTTTGGAAGGAAAAACAGCATACCAACAATTGAGCACTGGTGAAAAGTGGCAATCATTTTTCGAAAACCTAAAGCATAACTTTCAAAGTCCAGGCAATAAAAACGACCGCTACTGGTTTGATTCTTCTGATTTCCTCGCAAGGAAGCTTAAAAGAGAAAAGGCATTATCTGCACCACCAGTAAACAGCAAAGTAGATAACAAAAGCGTGACCGTAAACCAGACTATGAATTTTCAAACTGATGGAAGAAATGCTCAAGAGGTTGGAGGAGCAACAAGAAAAGCGATCAGTGATGCCTACAAGGCGACAAACGGAAGACAGAGAGGTAATTAATGGGAATAGATTTAAGTCGTTTAACAAGCTTTACAACCTCTGCGAAAAGTCTTGCTGATCTTGTACTGGTCAGCGTGAACAGTCAGATTGGTTATCAGCCTCAAAAAAGTGGAGAGCTTTCAGTTTTAAATTCTGCACCAAAATTCTTATTCAACTACGAGCAAGAAAATAAAGTGAACCTAAAATCTGAAATCACTGACCACTACATCGAAGATAATACTGCAATCAATGACCAAATCTCATTGATGCCTGAAACGATCACAGTGCAAGGATTCATTGGAGAGCTGAATAACATCCCACCTATAAGCCTTGAGCCTATTTTGAACGAGGCACAAGAAAAGCTTACTTTGCTTTCAGCTTTTGCTCCTGAACTCACCACTGCGGCTCTAAGAAACTACAACCAAGCGTTTCAAGCATATCAGGCAACTAAAGCCGTACAGGAAGCAGGAGTTGCATCTTGGGGATCTATTTCTGGAAGCGGAAAGGTAAATGTCATAAACGGGAGTGAGAGCTCTAACGACCTTGAGCAGTTGCGTAGTGCAACAGCAAACCAAACTGAACAGCAAAAAGCCTTTCAGATGTTTTATGGTTACTGGAGACAGCGAACTCTTTTCACTGTGCAAACACCTTGGGCTGTATTTAAGAATATGTGTATCGAAAACCTTACAGCTATTCAGGGAGACACAGATGATATGTCTACTTTTGAAGTCACGTTTAAGCTTTTAAGGTTTGCCTCTACAACAATCTCTCAGCTTGCAGATGCCAGCTTGATTGATAACACTGCTTACCAAGGTCGAGCATTTGATCAGGGAGCAACAGAGGTCGATTTCGGTACTTCTAAGCCTGAAACGTCAATCGGAGTAAGTGAGGTGTTCTCGTAATGCTTTTAATCAAAGAAATCACAGAAGATTCAAAACAAAAAAGGACTCTGCTCTTGCCAGATGGCACGACAATTGTCTTTACAATGAAATTTTCACCTCTTCAGTTTGGATGGGTGATTGAAAAACTTGTTTATGATGATTTTGAAATCAACAATGTGCGAATCGTAAACTCTGTAAACATCTTACATCAGTTTAAGAATATTCTGCCTTTTGGACTTGCTTGCATCACTGAAGACAACAGAGAGCCAACACAGAGAGAAGATTTTTCAGAGGGAGCTTCTAAGCTTTATATTCTGACTGCTGAAGAAGTCGAACTTTATTCGGAGAATTTGAAGAGTGAAACTTAATCGAAACTTTAGAATGTTTATTGAAGCGATTGATGGTCAGACTATAGAGATCACATCGCCTTTTAGTATTGAATTCGACATTCAAAGGAACATGTACGGCTCGCCAAACGTGTTTTCATTCAGAATCTTTAACCTTTCTAAGCGTAATAGAAACAGAATTCGCAAGGATGCTTGGGATATACAAGACCAAAGACGCATCGAATTTCGTGCTGGATATGGCAATAATCTTAAAACTTTGGCTGTAGGAAACATCAAAAGAGCTGATTCTGTAAGAGAAGGCACTGATTTTATCACGACTATTGAAGGCTTTGATGGAGGTCTAGCGTTTGCTGAAGCTGCTGTTGATACAACTTTCCAAAGTGGTGCACAAAAGAAAACAATCTTGCAGAGCTTAATCAGAAACTTAAACAAGCAAGGCATACAGCCTGGAGCTATTGGAAACTTTGAAGGTGCTCTTGTAAGGGGAAATTCTTATTCAGGAAACACAATTGACATCATCAAAGAAATCACAGGTGGCTTTTTCTTTATCGACAATGAAAAGGCATACTGCTTGCAAGATGATGAGGCAATCTTGGCTGATGTGTTTGTTTTAAATTCAAGCACTGGACTTTTATCGACACCAAAAAGGGAAGAGACATTTTTGACCTTTGACATTTTATTTGAGCCTTCATTGCAGGTCGGAAGTCTAATAAGCCTTATTTCTCTCACAGAAGAAAACTTCAACGGCATACATCGTGTGCAAAAAATACATCATCGTGGCATAATCTCAGAAGCAGTTGGTGGGACGGCAATTTCAACAGTCGGCCTTTTAGATGGAACCTTTAATCCAGTAGCGGGGTTATGATGGGATTTAACAAAGAAGTCGATGAGCCGAATCTTAGGGATCTTCTGGATGCACACAAGAAAGACATCTTTCTTTCGATGAATTGCCACGCTATAGGCATTATCGAAGAGTTTGATGCTGCAAAACAGACCGTTAAAGCAAGAATTGCATACAAGAAAACATTTTATGAGAAGCAAGGAAAAAACTATAAAGAGGTCTTGGTTGATTATCCATTCCTTATAGACTGCCCTGCTATAGTGCTTTCTGGTGGTGATTTCTCGGTGAAAATGCCTATTAAACAAGGAGATGAATGTCTTGTACTCTTTAATGATCGAAGTATTGATAAGTGGTTTGAGTCTGGGAATGTGGTTCAATTGGATTCTAATCGCTTGCATTCTTTTAGCGATGGTATCGTTCTTGTCGGAGTTAGATCACTGGCAAGGTCGATTGAAGGCTATGAAGAAAATAAAGTCCGCATTGGCGATGAAACGCATGATCTTATTTTAGGTGATGGTGAGGCGACTTTGAAAATGGACCAGTCCATAGTCGAAGTAAAAGAAAAGATTAAAATCGAAAACTCATCAAAAAACTTAAAACAACTTTTGCAAGATTTGATTACAGCAGTTGGAGCGATCACTCACGACTACATAGATTCAGTAGGACAAGCTGCTACACCTGTGACAAAGGTCACAGGGCCTCCAAAAAATGCGAGTAACCTTCAAAGCATATCAAATCAGATAGGAGAGCTTTTAGAATGATTACGAGAAGTGTAGACGTAGAAAATGATTGGTTGTTTGGAAAAGGAAGAAACAACTACAAGAGAAATCTAGATGCTGTTGCTCAGTCTGTAAAAACCAGACTCCAGTCTTTTCTTGGAGATTGCTTTTTTGCTGAAAGAGATGGCATCGACTGGTTCAATCTTTTGGGAGCAAAAGACCAAACAGAGCTTAGTCTGGCTGTTGCATCTGTGATCTTGAACACAACAGACGTGACCAAGGTAATTGATTTTGAAATCAACTTAGACAAAAATACTAGAGATATTCGAATAAACTTTGAAATTGAAACAGTTTATGGCACAGCCACTAACTCATTTCAGTTAGATATAGGAGCTACATAATGCCAAACTTATTAGACGAAAACGGCTTACAGCTTAAGACAAGGCAAGAATTGCTTGATGAGATTCAGGCAGCATTCCGAACTATTTACGGTGCTGATATAAATTTGGAGCCAGATACTCCAGATGGACAGATGATAAACATCTTCATCCAGTCATATCAGGACTTGCAAGAC